TCCGCGTCGGGCATATCGGCCTTACCGGAGATGTGGCCGAGTGGCTGAAGGCGGCGGTTTGCTAAACCGAGCGTCGCCATACCCGCCAGTATCGACTAGTGTCCGAAAGCCTTATGTAGTCGGAATTTCTCGCTAGCGGAAACCGTCCGCATCTCTGCTTGTACCTCCCCGTCCCAAGCAGTTGGGTGGCAATTGCGGTGGCAGGTCGGCCTTTCAACTTGGTTCGCTTTCGGTACCAAGTCGCTGCGCCCTACTCCGCCGCTTCGCACCTGAACGCGCTGCCCTCCGCCGCCGCTGGCGGTTTTCCCCACCGGCCGGGCGGCGGCGGCCGGCACTTGAGGTCGCAGAACCGCTGCTTCAGCCGGAGCGGCTTGAACATCTGGCGGCAGGTTTCACACTGCCGCTCAGGTTGCCGCTCCATATACCTGCGCTGAATCTCCCGATAATACTCCGGGTTGGCAGCTCGGCGTGCCCGTCGACGGGCGGCGATTTCCGCCTTGTGATCGCGCTGGTACTTTTCCTGTTGCGCAGCCAGATTGCACAAGCGGGAGCAATAGCGCCGGTAGAACCGATTGACATCACCCTCCGGCAGCGGCTTGCCGCATCGGGCGCAATCCGTCCGCTCCCAGGTCGTGCGGCTGTCCGGCGCGGTGTCTACCCAATCAGGCTGTCCCTGCATCCACGTAGGCCGCTTGACGCCAAGCCGGCCGAGTGCGCGGGCGACAATCTCGCCTGCTGTGATGTCCGCGACCGCCCACGGCCAGCCAATCTCACATAGGCCGGACCGCAAGCCATGCCGGCACTCGCCTTCAAATTCGAACGGACTTGTCCGGCCGTCGCCGAGAATGCCGGCGATGCTACCGATCAGCGCGCGCCGACGGTCCTTCGAAAGTTTGAAGACGCGCGGCTTCGTCTCCGGCTTCGGCGTCCAGGGCAATCGCGAAAGCATTCATCGCTCCCCACATTATGCGTCGCCCCAATCCACCAACTCCAAGGCCTTCGCGATATCGGCCGGCGAAACGTCGCCGCTCTTCGCCATGGCCAACGCCTGCGTCACTGTCAGCAAGGCGCGCGCCCTGCCGCCCGCGTCGTAACCGTGGACCGGGCGCAGTGTGTCGATCTTGATCGTACCGCCCAGCTTTTCGGACGCTTCCTCGGCGAGCAGCGCGGCGATCGGCTGCAATGTCCATTGAGCAAGGTGGCGCTGACTTTCCCTGACCATCGGCCCCGTGGTCGCCGCGCTGAACAGCCCCGGCAGCACGCCGAACGCGCCGAGAATGGCGTCGCGGCTTGCCGATAGCGTTTCGGCCGTCATGCTGCGCTCAAGATCCGGCGACAATGACGACGGCTTCCAATCCTGCGCAGGCACTGGCCCGCCCGCCGCGCTCACCGTAACAGACTCGCGCAACAGCACGCGACCACGCTGGCCGCGAAATGAACGCGCAAGATTGGTGTTGTCGACCTCAGCCGCTTCAGGCATCGGCACGACCTGCGAACCAAGCGGCGCCAGTTCGAACACTTCGGTCAGGGCACTTTCCACGGCGTTCAACATTGCGGAAGTGAGCGAAGCGCGTTTCAGCGGCGCGGTGCCGAACCATGGCGCCGCGACGTCTGCGCCGATTCGAATGTGCAGCACCTCGCCGGCGAGCGCGGTTTGAGTTGTGCCGCCGCCCGCTTCCGGAATCGAAACGCGATAAGCGACCGGCCGGCCGTATTTCGTTCTGAGGTCCCAATCCGAACAAGGGACCAAGCCCGCGTCGGTGATCAGCCAAACCGTCTCGCCGCGCACGGCGAGCGATCGGCCGATGAGCGCCATGGTGCAGCGGTCGAGCAAGTCCGTGCCGTCGACATCGGCGAGGGAAAAACCGTTCTCCCAAAGTGAGATTGAGGACTGCGCGGTGGCGGTCAACTCCGCGATGCCGCGCCGCCCTGAGATGTACGATTCCCTCGCCGCGATGATTTCGGCGGTAAATCCCGACATCGCGGATCGCTTTTCGACCTTTTGCCACGGCCAACGGAAATTCATTGTCAAACCTTCCGGTACTGGCGCAGGAGGTCCGCAGCCCCGGAATTCTGGAGCGCGAGCGCAATCCACGCCTCGGAGCGGCTTTTCTCGACTTCCACCGTCCCAGCGCGGATACGCTCGGAGCGCGCACCGGGCGCGCCTGGTTTCGCGGCCATGTATGCTGCCAACCTACGGAAGGCTTCGCAGACGGCCGCCGGAACGGTTCCGCCGCCGACGGTCGCGGTGAACCTGTAGATGGACTCGCAGGGCAGCAGGTACCCCCCCAGAGCCGACGGGTCGGGTGTGGTGGCTTGCCACGCCGCGCCGTCCCATAGCTCACTGGCGGTCACCGTAGCGGGCTGCAGGGGCGGTACCCACTCGCCAGGGCCGGTCGCGACCCACAGCACGGCGCGGGACGTGAAGCGCCAGGCGATGTAGGACTCGATGCGCTGCCAGACCATGGCCGGATCGACAGTCAGGCCCGCTGGCGCCGCGGGATAGCTCGCGGGCAACGCCTCGGTTTGCTTGATCGTTGTCGCCATCATCGTCGGTACCTCGCGAGCACAGATGGCCGAGGCACCGCGGGCGCGCCGCAGGACCAGCTGCGGGCCTCGATCTCAGCCAGCGGATAGGCGCCGCGGGTGACGACTGAAATCTCAACCAGTTGCGCCGTTATGACAGTGCGCAATACGCCGCTGCCGCGGCGCTCGATCCGCTCGCCGCCGGCCGGCACGTTGAAGCCCGGCGACACGCCTTTGATCAGCCGAGCCGCGTTCGCTGCGAGAAAGTCCCGCGCCCAGCTTGTGGTGCCGTCGACCGTCGCTTCGATCTCCAACGCAGCATCCGTATCGCGCAGGCGCATGGTGCCCGCCGCTCGCGAAGCCAGCGGCCGGTTGAAATCGTGACCGACCAGCAGATGCACCTCGCGCGTGGCATCGCCGATCGAAGCGGCAAAGGCGTGAGGCGCGAATACCTCGTTCCGTCCTGCCGCCAACTCTGTTTCAGCGCCGTAAGGAAACGTCGCGCGAAGACGGGTCGCCCCGCCCTCGCTACGCACTTCAAGCTCGCCTTGATTGAAGGCGAACAGCATCACGCGACCTGCACGTTCGTCAGGATTTGCAGTTGAACGGCCCGCGAAACGGTCACGTCCGCAGTGACCAAGCCGGTGAGCCTAAGCATCCCCGACGCCGCATCGGAATAGATGTCACGAATCAGATCGACCCCTCCCCAGAGTCCCACGTAGATCGGCGCAACGCCGCCGATGCTGGTCGTGAGCACTGCGGAGCACGCCAGCGGCGAACCGGTCGGCGCCGCAAGCGCGTTCGATGACATCGCGATGTTTTCGAGCGGGATATTTTTGGTCAACCGATCCCATTCGGAAACTGCCGTGGATGTGATCAGCGCAGCATCGGCCTTGTTGAACACCTCGGGGCGGATGAGCAAATTCACATCGGCCGGCGACGTGGCAGCGTTGCCGATCAGGAACGTTGTCACGGCCGTTCTGAACGCCGCCCAGGACACCTGAGCCGCGACAGCGGTAGTGCCGATGCCGTACGTTGCTTGGCCCGGAATAACACCCAGCGGCTGGCCCGTGGCGCCGGTGCCAAGGAACACTGCAGCATCCAATGCTTGACCGATCGCGCCGGCCATATCGCGCCGGACAGCCTGTTCAAGCGCGTCGCCCGATTGCTTCATCGTCTTGCGCGTGAGTTTCATTTGAACGCCCAAGGTGTTCGACGGCGCCAGCGCGCGGTTGGCAGTCGCGTAGACGATTGGTCCCGGGACCGTTCCAGTTTCACTGGCCGCCCAACCTGCCGTCACCGCGCTCGTTACGACCGGATAGTCGTTCACGCCCGAGTCGATCGTCACCATCTGGCCGCCCATGCGCGCAGTAACGCCGCTTGGGAAAAGCCGATCGATTATCGGTTTGAAGTTCTGCGGATTCGGCGTTGCTGAAGCGATCGTTTCGCCAGCACGCTGCTCTAGCGCCTGCCACGGAACAGGCACGCCGCGATATCCGCCTTTGCTGCGCATCTCCGCCACGACTTCGGCAGTAGCGCCGTCAAGCGCCTTGCCTTCGTCGAGCATCAAAGCCACCTGGCGCATCTCGAATTTCTCGACCAGTGCCGAATAGTCGCAGTCGCTGCGAGTCTCAAGTTCGTTGCCAGCTTCGCGGCGTTCGGTGTCCTCGACAATGAGGCTCGCCCGGAATTTCGTTTCGTTCTGCTGATACTCGGTGTCCAGATCGGACATCGAACGGATTTCGGTTTCGTCCGGCTTTTCCTTGCCGACCAGCGCAGCGAGGGACTGCCGGATTTCGCTTTGACGCTTCTGAATTTTGACGCTTGTCAACATGGTGGTTGTTTCCTTTCGATGGATTGCGCCGGGGCGCGGAGGAGATCGCGCCACGCCCGGCGCGCGGGACTCAGCTGCACCCACCCGCACTCCACGGCTGTTTTGCTGGAATGATGCGGGCCGCACAGTGACTGCAAATTTTCGAGCACGAACGCGAGTTCGGGATTCGTGCGAACGGGCTTGATGTGATCGACTTCAAGTCGACCACGCGCGCCGCACTTGACGCATGCAAACTTGTCACGACGTTTCGCAGCAAGCCGCAGAGCCGGCCAGCGCGCATCGTTGGTCGCGATGCGTGAATGTCTGCGATAGTTCACGCCCATGTCGCGGTCCTCGCCTTACGCACGGGTTGTGCGATCATGCGATCACCTTGCGCGACCGCGAGCACAGTCGCCGCCGCCGAATCGATTCTTCCAAGAGAACGGGATTTCGCGATCTTGTGATTTCCAGCCGGATCTACCAGCGTTATTGCATCCGCGAACGCGCTACGCAGTAACAGCGACGGCAGCGTTTTTACTTTGCCGTCGAACAACGATCGGCGAAAACGTTCGACATCTTCTGATCCGTCTTTCCATCCAAAGCCCCGCCAGATAAACGGCACGCGAAGATTTGCTTTCTGCAGTGCCTCGGCAAATTCGGCGTGACGGAAGCGGTCGCCAACCACGCAGGAAATTGCCACGCCTTCGACCAGCTTCACCACCTCGGCCAGCCACGGCCCGGCCGGCACAACCGCCTCGCCCAAGGTCGTCAGCTCGCCGCGGTCCCGCATTTCGACGTATCTTTGACCAACGCCATCAGAGGCGCCGCGATCGGCGAGTCCAGGCACAGCGGGAAAAGCGCCAACGGCTTCAAGGCGACCTGTTTCTGGCCAATAGAAAGCCGCGGCCGACATCGAGCGCGAGCCGCCAAGGTCGACGCCAAGCACGCATACCCCTTGACGCGCCGGCAAGTCGTCCGGCTTCACTTCGGCCGCCAACCATTCGTCGACCGTGATCAAAACCGAGCGATCGTCCGATGAAACGCGCTCGTTGCGGTTTAGGTTTCGGAAACTGGACAGCGCCGAGCCGCCGCGTGCGATAGCGCGACGCGCTTGCGCCACCAGCCATTCCGCGCTGCTGCCGATGTTTTCGGACGCGCCCGGATTCGCAATCAACAGGCCTTCAAGGTCGTCAGCCGGCAGCCCCGGAGGCGGCCGATGTTCCTGCACGTAGGTGCCAGGAGGTGGATCATCTAACCAACGGCTAAACGTATTGGCATCGTCTGGCGCGCTCGTAGAAATTATTAGAGCTTTGCCGCCACGCTTCCCGAGCCCGGACAGGATGGCGTTCTCGAGCGCGTCGCCTTTGTCCTTTTGCCATGCTGCCCTTTCGTCAAGCACTGCCAGGATCGGCGCGCCTCCAAGAATGGAACGTCCATCTGCCGCGATACATCGAGCGATGCCGCCGCCGTTGCCGCTGTATTCCACTTCCAACCGCTGACCGCGGCGGATTATAAACTTCTCGCGCTCGCGCTTCGGCAGACTCTCGACGAAACCAACGAGGAACGAGAACGCGATACGCGCCTGGTCGCGATTGCGAGCGGCGAAAATGATCTCGCGCTTCGGCTGCTTGTCGACGATTCCCATGAGCGCAGAGAGAGAAACACCAGCGGACAATGCTGTTTTCGCATTGCCGCGGCCGATCGAAAAGCACGCGACCATGTTTGAAGGATCGAGCGCACCGCGAACGAATTTTTTCTGGAAACCAGCCAAGCGCAGCTTCTTGCCGGCCAGCTTTCCTTCTGGAATTTTCAAAGTTTCTAGAAATTTGATGACGGCTTCTGCGGTCATTTTTTCCCCCAATTTTTTGGGAGAGAGAATTTGTAAGTATGACCCCCGGTCTTGACGCTGGAAAGATTCGGCGACATTGGGACCATCGCCGTCATGCCGGATCACTGATGAGGCATTGGCAACTGACCGTCGCGCCGGCGGGATCGATTCCCTCGATGTGGCGTACCTTGTGCCAGACGCTTCCGATGAAGATATAATCTTGATCTGTCGGTGAGGCGTCGCACGTCTTGGCAATGACGACGATCCTGATGTCCGTGCTCGCGATGCCCGACTGAGCGGCGAACAGCGAGCTGTAGTCCTCTCGCCAACCCTGGAATGAGTAGTCCTGCGTGCTGTAAATCGTCTCGCCGCTTGGGCTCTGGCCGGCGACGGTTAGATGGCGCAGCGTGCCGCTGCGCGGGACGTCGGCATCGGCCAACGCGTCCGCAATCTCCTGCGCCAGCGCGCCTTCGAGGATCGAAACCATCTAGGTATAATGTCCTATGGATAGGACTATATACCTTGACCGACGGCCGGATGCAAGCGCCGAGGAACATCTTCGGAGGCTGCTAAGATGCCCTCCGACCCCCTAAGGTGCCCTTCAAAAAGGTGGGCATGTTAGTTCTCACGAGGGCACCTTAGGCAGGTTCCACACCCATCCACCCTGATCACCGAATCCGGTTTTCTCCGGCTTTATCCCCAATGCCTCGCGAGCGCTGCGGAGCGATTTCGCCGAAATGCCGGCCTCCACCGCCTCCGCTTTCACTTGCTTGGCCGATAGCGGTCCGTTGGCGAGCACGTCCTGCAGGAACTCGCTCGCCTCGGCTTTATCCGTCCTCGCCTGCCCGTTCCCCTCTATGGCCGCCAGCGCCTGGTCGGCGGTGATCGTGACGGGCGTCGACTCGAACATGATCCGGCTTGTGGCAATCTCGGTCCCTTCAAACGAGACCTGACAGCCTTCGATGCGGTACGCGAGGCCATGCCGGATCGGGGCGATATTCATCTTGGAGGGGATCAGCAGCATCCGGGTTTCGTCGTCTTCGTCCGGGGTGACGATGAACGCCGCGCGCACTTGGTTGACGAAGGCAACGCTTCCGATAACGCGGCTGTTCGCGCTGCCCCCGCCCTTTGAGAAGTGATTATTGCAGATGATGGCTACCCGCAGGCGAGCCGCCATTTCCCCGAGGGGCTCGAGCACACTGCGAACGTCCGCGTTCTTGTGGCTGTCGACCTTGCCGAGGTAGCTCGAAACCGGATCGATAATCACAAGCTTGACGTTGTCGTGCTTTTTGATCTCCGCTTCGAGCCGCTCAAGATCGGCCTGCAGGCTGAAACCTCGCCGCCGGTTTTCATCGAATACCGAGCGGATCACGAACACCCGCGCCAGATCGGCACCAGCGGCCATCAGCCTTGGAGCCAGCGTATCTTCAACGCCATCCTCAGCCGCGAGGATGATGACGCTGCCGACATCACTTGCCGCCGCGCCATCCGGCCATTGATCGCCCGTCGTCGTTCTCGCGGCGAAATCGCAGAGTGCCGTTGATTTACCGCGTCCACCTTCACCAGCGAGGACAGACACCTTGCCGAGTGCGATCCAGTTTTGCCAAAGCCAGTCGATTGCGGACGGCCTGACGTCGGCCATGCATATCACTTCAAGTCCAGAGCGCACCGCGATCGGCGAGGAAACAGTTGTTGGCGAGGAATTGCCGCCGCTATCCGAGAACTCAACCGCATTCGTTAGACAGGATTGCATGAATCCGTCATCGAGTCCGATCGCCGTGCCGGCGTTATATAGTCGGTCGACAATGGAAATCTTATCGAAACCACCCTTGACCGCATGGTCCATCGCCGATCGGGACCACTCTGCGAAGACGATCTGCTCCTTGCCAGCCGCCGCGCGGGCGATGATGCGAAGACAACTTTCGACACTTGCTGACAATATCGCGCTGTGCTGGTTCATGAGCGGACCTCCGCGCCGAGAAAATCAGCGAGAACCAAAGCACCGGCGTCGGCTTGGCTCGCATCATGGAAGCGATGGCGGGAGAGCCATTGCGAAGCGCGGCTCTCGTATTGCACGGCGTAGCGCGCTGCGCCGTCGGAGAGGTCGCGGATGAGGACGACGGAAGTCGTGCCGCCGATCGCGCGCGTAATACTCTGGTGCGCAATCATCGGAGCCGCCCGAATACAAAATCGTGATCGCGCGACAACCGGGCGCGGGCCCTGCGGTCGCGCTCCTTGGCGGCGACGACCAGCGGCAACACCCGCTCCGGCTGCACCACTTCCGGAGGCGCGGCGTCGCCGATCTGCACGGCTTCAGGCGACTTCATGCGCGTCACCCTGCAGGAGCCGCTCAAGCGCCGCGATCGGCACCAACATCCGTTTGCCGATCCTGATCACCGGAATCTGGCCAGCCCGTGCCGCCTCATACGCCTTATTTCTGCAAACTCCGAGCCGCCTGCCGGCCTCTTCGACCGACATCGTCCGACAAACCGTCTTCTTTTTCATTTTGAGTCCTCTCTCCAACGGCACGGCGCAAATCATTTGCTGTGCCCGTTTAGAAACTAGGATACCCTTCGGGGCTTGCAAAGCCTTTTCTGTACCGATATAGCAATGAACCACAGGGGAGTTGATGGCATGACAGAGCAGAAGCGGCGCGGCCGACCAACTAAAGTGCCTATCGATGGCGAGCGCGTTTCGTTGGGCCTGCGCGTCACCGCGGATCTTAAGAGGCGCCTTGACGAGACGGCTGCAGCTTCCGGTCGATCGCAGAGCCAAGAAGCCGAGCGGCTCCTAGAGCAATCATTCGAACGTCAGTCGATACTGCGCGAAGTCTTGGCGTTGGTTTACGGCAACGATGATTGGGCTGCGCTGCTAACAAAAGCGCAGGATGTTGGAAAGCTTCGGATGAAGCCATCGGTCAAGGCCGCAATTCTGCGGAGGATGACCGAGAGGACGACCGAGATGCTCGACCAAATCCCGGATGCACCCGAGCGCACCACAGCGCCGCAGTCACCGGAGCAGATGCTCGAAATCGCAAAGCATTTGACGCAACACCTCGGCGGCAAGGTGGTGAAGAAATGAAGGGCCACATCCGCCAGCGCGGCAAGCATTCGTTCGAACTCAAATTCGACGCCGGACGCGATCCCGCCACCGGCAAGCGCAAAATCCAGTACGCCAGCTTCAAAGGAACGAAACGCGAGGCACAAATAAAACTGGCAGCGCTGATCACGTCGGTCGCGGACAGCACGCACGTCGAAACGAGCAAGATCACGGTCGCAGCATTCATCCGTGCCCGCGTCGACCAATGGGAAGCCGCGGGCGACATCTCAGCCAGGACGGCGCAGCGCTATCGCCAGTTGGTCGAAAACCAGATCGCACCGCACATGGGCGCTAAGCCGCTGCAAAAGCTTCATCCTGACGATATCGAGCAATGGCACACAACACTGCGGACCAGCGGCAGAGCAAACGGCAAAGGCGGTCTGGCACCGCGCACGATTGGCCATGCCCACCGCGTGCTCGGCAAGGCGCTGCGCGATGCGTTGCGTTCCGGCAAGATCACGAAAAATGTCACAGCCCTTCAATCCGCCCCGAAGGTCGACGACGAGGAAATGGTGATCGTGAAGGACGTCCCGGCGTTTATCGAGTTGCTGCGCGGCCACCGCTTGGTAAGCAATTCGTTTCGTCTCTTCGTGCCAGCAATGATTTCGCTGTTCACCGGCATGCGACTCGGCGAGGTGCTTGCGCTCCGCTGGAGCCGAGTCCTTCTCGATCGGAAGGTCATCGAGGTCCGTGAGGCGTTGGAGCCGACGAAGGCGGGCATTCGATTCAAGGTGCCGAAATCGAAAGCCGGTCGCCGCGATATAACGCTGCCCGACCTGCTGGTGCAGACCTTGCGCGAGTTCCGAAAGGAGCAATTGGAGATCCGGATGCAGGTCGGCGCCGGCAAGCTCCCGGACGACGCGATGTTATTTGCGAACCTTGAAGGCGGGCCGTTCCAGCCAAGCAACGTGTCCTCGGACTGGGGAGATCTTGCCGGACGCCTCGGTATGCCGGATGTGACGTTCCACGGACTGCGCCACACCCATGCGAGCCAGTTGATTGATGCCGGTGTGGATATCGTCACAATTTCCAAACGCCTCGGGCACGCCAAGCCGAGCGTCACCCTTGCGATTTATGCGCATATGTTTCAAAAGGACGACGCCAAGGCCGCCGCGGCCATCAACGCGGCCTTGAGTGTTTCATAAGGCATTGGGTGGCAATCCGGTGGCAATGTTCGCATCTGTTCTCCGGGAACTGATCCTAAGCCCTTGAAACTAAAAGACCGGAGATGTGGCCGAGTGGCTGAAGGCGGCGGTTTGCTAAACCGTTATAGGGTTGTAAAGCCCTATC